CAAGTAGCGATTTTGGGGACGGTGAACGTCAATGCCGTATGATCGCAGATTAATCGATTATGTACCACCGTATTACGATGAGCTACTTGAATCTAGCGAATTATTATCGGCAGAGGATGCGGAATTCGCACGCTTAACCGCAAGCATTGACGACTTACTTCTGCAATTTAACGTCAGTACGGCGACTTGGGGATTGCGGGAGTGGGAGCGCATTTGCGGAATCATTACCGACACGAATAAAACGTTAGCTGAACGTCGAAGCAACATTAAGGCTCGTTTGCGTGGTGCTGGCGTTGTAACTGCGTCACATATTAAAAGCGTTGCTGACGGCTATTACGGCGGTGAGACGGAGATTATCCAACGTTATTCCGAATATATAATCGTCATCAAGTTTACGTCAAGCTACGGAGTGCCGACGAATCTAGCAGACTTACAAGAGGTATTACGCGAGATTATTCCGGCACATTTAGCGATTGAGTACGAGTTTAAATTCGTTACTTACGATATGATTCGAGGCGCTTACACTAACTATAACGACATTGTGGCAACTAGCAAAACATATAACGACATAAAGAACGGAGGTATTTAGATGGCAACACCGAATTACAATTTACCAACAATTAGCGGTAATATGGCAGCTGATGTTGTACGTGATATGAACGCGTTGGCGGACGCTACGGACGGTGCGATTAAAACTGTTGATACAAAACTATCGCAACATACATCTGATGTTACAGCCAATACGAAATGGCTCGGCATAGTTGGCGGTACAGCGAACGCATTAACTGCTAACTTTGACGGACTTACTAGTTATAAAGACGGAATGGGCATATCGTTCGTCGCTAAATCAGATAGTACCGGAGCAGTGACGATTATTATTAACGGACTTGGTGCGATCCCACTTAAGAAGTCTAGCGGTACCGCAGTTAGTAACTTAAAAGCAGGTGGAGTTTATACGCTTCGCTATAGTGGTACAGCTTTTTTCTTGCAGGGTGAAAGTGGTGGTGACCCAGTAGCTAACGGTACTCAAACGTTCTCAACTCCGGGCACTTACTCTTTCACCGTACCAGAAGGCGTAACTCGTATTTTTTATAGAATGTGGGGTGCAGGTGGCGGTGGTGGCGGCTCTAGTGCTAACAGACCAAGTGTCGGCGGTGGTGGCGGTGGAGCGGGTGCTTATGTATCTGGTTTTCTTAACGTTAATCCTAATTCCAACATAGCTGTAACTGTAGGAGCCGGCGGTGGTGGCGGTTTACCAAACGAAAATAGTAGTTCGTCAGCTGTATTACTCGGTGGTGGCGGTGGTAGTTCCTATATTACAGGTACTCCATTTATAGCCGGCGGTGGTGGCGGTGGAGCTAGCGTTTCTACTGACGGGGTTGCTAGGGGCGGTTCTGGAGGAAGCAATAGCAATGGATCAAACGGATTGATTGACATAACTTCATATCCACCTAAACAAGGTTCTCCTAATGATTTAAGTGGCACTACCTCGCAAAATTATATTTCTTCTTTCATATCAGGAACTAGCGGAACTTATTCAAACGGTGATTACGGAGCTGGTGGCGGTGGTGGTTGTTCTGACGCTTTTGCTGGAAATTTACCCAACGGAACTTTAGGTGGTCCAGAACAAACAATACGCAATTTCATTAAAGGGTCACCAGGAGGTCGAGGGGACAGTAGTGCTGGTTCTAATGGTTCTGGAGGAGGAGGATCTAACTCTTATAACAACGGTGCTTCTAACAAACCAGGAGGAAAAGGAGGAGACGGTAAAGTTATTCTTTATTGGTAATTCGAAAAGGAGGAAATTAGCATGATTATTATCGGAAATTCCGAAGAAACGAAAGTCAAAGTATTAAGCGTGTTTTCTTTTGGTGAAATTGCGATCGAGTACGATATGAGTACAATGCCGCAGCCAGAGAACATAGCGGGCAAAACATACGAATTGTTTTACGATAAAGAAACGAAGAAACTATATTACGAGTATACAGATATCCCTAAAACAGAAATAGAGCTGTTACAAGAAGCAACAAAAGAATTGAAATTAGCAATAGCTGAATCTGCCGAAGTACAACAACAAGATAAAATAGAAAATCAATTAGCTGTTGCTGAAGTAGTAGAAACTCTAACAAACAAGGGGGTTTTATAATGGCTAAATTATATTGGGATTTAATCAAATTAACACTAAGAACGATTGAACAAGTACCTTTACTATGGCGAGAAGCTGTACAAGCATTACTCGATAAAGAGAACAAGTAAACGCAGTCAATCGACTAGTGTTATTTTCACGTCAAAAATAAGGAGGTCACAAATGGACGACAAACAACGCATTAGCTCGTTAGAGTCCGAAGTCGGCGGACTAAAAACGCGAATGGCTGTAGCAGAATCGAACATTGCCGAAATCAAAAAGGACATTGGCGGTATTAAAGATAATACAACGTGGATATTACGCCTTGTAATCGGGGGCTTAGTCGGAGCAGTTATCGCATTTCTAATAAACGGCGGTTTTGCGGCGTAAGGTCGCTCGCTAAAAACACGAAGGAGATGACGCAATTATGACGCAGTTAAACTTGAAAGTACGCGCCAAGAATCCGCAGTTTTGGATTACGATGGCGCTCGCAATTTTAGCGCCACTATTCGCTTACTACGGAATCACTGGCGCAGATTTAACAACGTGGGGAAGCGTATGGAAACTCGTAGCCAATGCGTTTAGCAATCCGTACGTACTATCGCTCATTGGCGTATCAGTCTATAACGCAATGCTCGACCCAACAACGAAGGGAATTAGCGATAGTCAGCGGGCTATGTCGTATCATAAGCCAGGAGGTGGTCGCTAATGGGTGGCACATCGAAAGCAATCGTAATCAGCTCCGGACACGGACAATACGTACGAGGCGCGAAAGGCTTCCTTGACGAAGTAGACGAAGCACGACGCATTGTTGACGCAGTAGCGAAATATCTACGCGAGCATGGCGCTACAGTTTACGTTTATCACGATAACACTAGCCGAACTCAGCGCGATAACCTTAACGCAATTGTCGCATATCATAACGGCAAACAGCGCTCACTCGACGTTAGCGTACATCTTAACGCAGCATCTACGACTAATGATCCGCGTGGCTGTGAAGTACTTTATTATGACGCAAAGCAATCGGCTGTTAACGTTAGCAAAGCGATGGCTGTTGCTGGATGCTTTAAGGACCGCGGCGCAAAAGAGCGACGAGACTTAGCGTTCTTAGCTGGCACGCATGAAAAGGCGCTATTACTCGAAACATGCTTCGTCGATAGTAAGGCGGATGCCGAGCTTTATCAACGCAACTTTGACGCCATATGCGTTGCTATTGCGGTAGCTATCGCAAAAGAGGCGGGCATTACGCTTTGTATGCCGAATCAGCCGGCGCCGATAGTGCCAGAAAGGAATGACGATATTATGCAATTTACGATTAAGGAAACGAAAGAAGCAGTTCGAGCTTTACTGCAGCAAGCCGTCGATAGTAAGAAAATCGATAAATCGTGGCTCGATAAATTCGATGCTGGTACGTTGACTAGCGGAGATTTCGAAGGATTAAAGATTATTATTTCGCAACGATAACGAAGAAAAGACCGTAGGGCATCGCTGCCTTGCGGTCGTTTTTTTATTTGCCAAACGAGAACTATTGTTCTATTATTGTTAGAAACAAATGTTCTACAATAGGGAGTTGGTGACTGTGATAAGTTTCGAACAACGAGTACAAATGCATAAGTTCATCATTACGGAATTGGCCTTGCAGTCATTGCAGCAAGATTTTTCTATGATTGAAAAATTGAAGATGGGTAAGGTCTATTTGCCGATTATAGAGAAACTTATAAAATCGCTCCAAAACGATTATTACAATCAAAAGCGCGTATTGGCCAAGCAGAAAATCAAAGTCGTCAAATGGGAAAAGATTGACGAATATTTTTCAGACTTAACGATAACAACGCCTGGCGAAGATCAGATATTTCGTTATGCGAACATGGCATTAAAAACACAAGTTGAAAATC